TCAGGGCAGCTCCGGCCGCAGGCGAACCAGGGAGACGAGGTTGATCGCCGCCATCACGGCATAGAGGGCCATGGCGGGGGCGCCGGGATCGGCGAGGAGCAGGGCCAGGAACAGGGTGGTCCACCACCAGCTCCCGAGGAAGCTCGCGGCCCGGCGGGCGCGGCGGTGGTCGGCCAGCAGCGAGGCCACCTGGATCAGCCCCAGCACGGCGCCACTGGCCTGCCAGAAGCGCTCGTCGGCCAGGGGCGGCGGCAGGGAGGTGGCCAGACGGAAGGTGGGGCGGGCACCGGGCTCCACCGCCGCCAGGAAGGTCCAGAGCGTCCAGACCAGGCAGGCGGCGCCGGCCCAGAACTCGGCCCACCAGGGTTCGCGCCGCAGCAGGCGGCCGAGATGGCGGAAAAGGGGGTCAGCCGCCATGACGGGCCCGCCGGTGGGGCTGCGGGAGCGTGCGGACCATGCCGAGCGATAGGCAAGCCGCTTCTGTCCATGGTCGGGCCATGGGGTGTTCCTTTCAGGGATGGAAGAGCGCGCACGGGCAGGGCCGGCCGTGGGGACGGCCGTCGGGGCGGTGTGGAGGCGGCGGAAGACGCCCCCGAACGCGCGATCAGGCACATCCCGGAGCAGGCGGGACGCGCGGGGCGCAGGGATGGCGTTGATGCGGCGAGGCTACGAAGAAATTATTCCTATTGTCAAGCGGAATTCCCGTGCCATCCGCGCCCGCGTGGCGTGGCGGGCTGGCCCGGCATCCGCACCGGCTCCGCCAGCAGGCAGCCGGCCACGGCATCCAGCGCATCGTCGCGCTGGTTCGCCAGATCCGGCCGCCAGCCTGCCATTTCCGCCGGGAAGCCGGTGCGGAAGACGCTGTCATGCGCATGCAGACGCCGGGCGGCCAGGGCCGGGTCCAGGGCGCCCAGGATGCGTTCCCGCTTGGGGCGGGAATTCGACTGCTCCACCACCGTGCAGGCGGCGCCGGCGCGGGCCATCTCCCGCCGTAGCAGGGCGGGCAGGAAGCGGCCGATGCCGTTGGTCTCCACCCGCACCACGGGCAGCAGAAGGTCCCGCGCCAGGGCGGCGACGCGGGCGCATTGCTGCGTGGCCGGGTCGGGCTGCGCGTCGGGCTCGTGCGTCAGATAGGCGAGACGGTGCAGATAGTGGTTGCCCTCCGCATCGGCGTAGAGCGCGGCGAGCACGCTGGCGTCGCCACTGCCGGGGCGGCCATAGGCGGGGTCCCAGTAGCCGCCGCCGGAAACGAGGCGGCGGCCGAGCAGCGACAGGACGGGACGCCCGCCGCTCTCGGCATAGACAGTGTCCTCGCCGTAGCGGACGAGCAGGCCGGGATCGAGCCGCGCCGCCGCGTCCTCGGTGGCCTCCAGCATCATCTGGCGCGCGAAGTGCAGCGGCCCGACGCGATCCCGCAATGCCGCCACCGCTGCCGCGCCGAAGCGTTCCGGCCAGGCGGAGCGTCCCGCCGCATCCAGCAGCGGCAGGCGCAGACGGTGGTAGCCGCGCAGGAAGGCGCGCTCGTCCCCGGGCGGGAGGTAGAGCGTCTCCGCGCAATGCGGCGTGCCGACATAGAGGATCGTGCCGCCGGGGGTCAGCACGAACTCCGTCTCCGCCAGCCGTTCCCGCAACTCTGCGCGCCGGGCGGGCGTGTCGCAGTTGCCGGCGACCTCGACATCGTCGCAGACGATCACGTCGGCGCGGGAGCCGGTGATGTTGCCCAGGATGCCCGCCGCCAGCATCGAGGGGTCGCGCAGCGCGCCCTCGCGCTTCACGGTGAAACGGTCGGCGGCCCATTCGCCCGGGCTGTCCGGCAGCAGATGCGCGCAGAGCGGATGCCGTGTCAGGATGCGGCGGACATTCGCCACCATGCGCGTGGCCAGCGCCGCATCCGCCGCCAGGACCAGGATGCGCGCCTGCGGGTCGCGCAGCAGGGTCCAGGCGCACCAGAGTCCGACCAGCGTGGACTTGCCGCAGCCGCGGAAGGCCATCAGCAGCAGGCGCCGGTCGGCTGCCACGCGCCGGGCATCGAACCAGCGCGCGATGCGGCGGTGGACGCCCGGCGTGGCCTGGCCGAGCCGGGCGTTCCAGACCCAGACGAATTCCAGGAAATCCGGTCCGGTCGGTTCAGGCGTCCTCGTCGCCCGTGTCGTGGCCGTCGTCATCCTCTCCTTCCGCCGCGATCTCGGCGCGGGCCTGGGTGAGCAGGGTCTGGACGTCATCCCCCGCCGGTGCCGTGGCGAGGCCGGCGCGGGCCAGTTTCAGCAGATGCTCCAGATGGGTGAGGGCGGTCTTCGCCGCGGCGTGGTGCGCGGCGAAGCCCTTCGGGTCCTCATGCGCGCCGGGCATGGGCTCGCGTGCAACGAAGGCACCGTAATCCGCGACCACGCGGCGGATCGCCGCGTGGAGTTCCTCCGGCGGCAGGATTCCGTCCGCGCTCATGGCGTCGCCATGCTCACAGCCGGGGCTTGACGGCGCGGACATAGAGTGTGCCGTTGGCCACATCCGCGGCGATGCTGCCGCCGCTGACATTCTGCGCCGTCACGCGGATCTGGTTGGTGCTGGCCGTCCCGCCGACCTCCGCCCGGAAGAGCACGCCGCCATTGGTGAAGCCCGTCGAGCGCTGGTAGCTGGCCTGGACGAAATCACCCTGGCGCGCGCCATTCAGCGTGACGTCGCGCTGTGCAATCGCGCCTGCCGCGAGCGTGCCGGGATTCCAGCCCGTATCCGTGACCGTGTATTCCCGCGTGCCCCATTTGCGGCTGCCGCCATAGATCAGCGTCGGCGCGTGGAGCGGCGAGCAGTAGAGGCGCAGCGCCTTCAGCACCGCCGTCTCGTCGCCGCCGCGCACGCCGATCGCCGCGAACTTCGCCGACGCGTTCAGCGTCACGCGTTGCAGCCGGTTGAGCAGCAACCCGGAGACGGGGCTGTCGAGATTGACGTTGCCCTCCCAGAAGCGGGAGGTGCTGCCCGTGCTGCCGGACCAGACGGCGTTCATGTTGGAGAACAGCACGGGTGCCGTGTCCAGCAGGACGTTCTCGCCGGCGTCGAACTGCATCACCACCGGGCGCAGCGCCGTGCCCTCGGCCGCGATGAAGAACTCCTTGCAGTCGCTGCAATCCACCACGAAGGCCAGCGCGCGGCTGGTCGGCAGGCCGATGCTGTCAGGGTTCAGCACGAGGCTGCCCAGCCCGGCGAAGGCGAAGCCGGTGAGCGTGGTGGGCGGGCCGGCGGGATTGCCCGACAGCACCGCCATCTGCTCGAAGCCGATGCCGCCCTCCGTGTCCACCGTCTGGCGGAAGGCGCGCTGCCGCACATTCTCCGCTGCCGCCACCAGACGTGGCGTCTCGTGCGCCGCTGCGGCCTGGTGCAGCGGGATCGCCGTGCCGCCGGCCCGGGTGGCCGTGCCCGTATAATCCACCGCCGCGCCGGTGAAGCCGTAGGTGCCCGTGTAGCAGACCTCGTAGACGCAGTCGTTCGCCCCGCCCGCATGGCGCGCGACGAAGGGGCTGCACGCTTCCATCCGCACGCCGCGCGCCAGGATGCCGCGTTCGTCGCCCGCCTGGAGGAGGAAGGGGATGGCGCTCACCGTGCCGGGCGTGCCCTGTCGCTGCAGCTCGAAAGCCGGGCCGATGAAGAGATGCGCGTTGTGACGGTTATAGGCGCCTGCCTCGCAGGAGAAGCGGATGCCGTAGCGGTCCAGCGTCGTGTTGGTGCCGCTGGCATTGGCGAAATGGCCGCCCAGGTAGCGCACGCTGTTGTTCCATCCGGCGGCGCTGCCGGTATGGATGTCGAGGCCGATGCGGTTGTTCACGAAGCGGCCGAGATGCAGCGTGCTGTCCTCGAAGCCGGTGGCCTCGCCGCTGGTGCGCGCGCCGATGGTGAAGCCCTCGACCTGCTGGATCTCCACCAGCGAGGCATCGAGGTTGCGCAGCAGGAGGCCGATATCGCCCTCGTTGCCCCAGTCGGCGATGCTGGCGCGCAGCACGCGCAGCCCGCGATAGACCTTGCTCCGGTTGCGCGCCCCGGCACCGTCGCCGAGGGTGAGCGCCACCTGCCCGGCGGGACCGTCATAGAGGATGGCGCCGCGCATGGTCAGACCCGGCGAGCCGCCCGGCAGAACCAGCGGAATGGTGGTGCGGAAGCTGCCCTCGCCGATCACCAGTTGCTTGCCGCCCATCGCCGCCGCGTTCATCGCCGCCTGCAGGGCCGCGCCGTCATCGGTCACGCCATCGCCCGTCGCGCCGAAATCGCGGGCGGAGAGCCGTTCCGCGAGCTTGTCCTCCACCGAGCGCGGGATGCCGCCGGGGAAGGGGGCGGAGAGCGTCGCATCGTCCCGCGAGAAGATCGCGAGGTCGCCCACCGCGTCGAAGCCCAGCACGCGGTTGGCGCGGGCGGTCTTCAGCGGCAATTGCAGCCGCGCCGCCGCCTCGCCGGGATCGAGGCGGATGGCGTTGGCGACATCCCCCGAGACCTCCTGCAAGGCGGCCGTCTGGCGGTCCAGCTCGTCATCCAGCGTATAGGCGCGCAGCAGGCCATTCGGCTGGAAGTCGGTGACGCGCGCGATGGTCAGGCGCCGGCGCAGCAGCACCTGCGCGCCCTCGCCGGGCGGCGTGACGAAGGTGACGGTGCCGCCGGAACTGCCATCGGCTCCGTCCACCACATAGCCGGACGGGACCAGCAGCCCGTCGACCCGCACCTCCAGGTCGGAGATGTCGAAGATGGGGAAGGGATAGACGAAGACGTTCTGGCCCGCGACGGCCACATAGTGCACGCGCGGCGCGACGTCGCCGATGCGGATATGCTCGGCCATGATGCTCTCCTGAAGGGAAGGGGGCCCGGGGTTCAGCCGAGCAGGCTCTTCGCCGCGCTGGCGAAGCTGGAGCCCGCGCGCAGCCAGGTCGTCAGCGAGCCGTCATTGTTCAGCAGGCTGCGCCGCCCGGCGGCGAGGCGCGCGTTGCGGACCGCGTCATCCTCCGCGATGTCCTGCGCCGCGTCCTGCTTCAGCCCGGCGGCCACCGCCGCCGCCGAGCCGTCGTTCGGATCGAGGCCGGAGGCGGCGCTGCGGGCACGGATCGAGGCCAGGGTGCCGGCGAGCTGGTCCTGCCGCGCCCGCGTATCCTGCTGTTGCTGCGCGGCGGCGAGCTGCGACTGCGCCACCGCCTGCTGCTGGATCTGCCGGTTCTGCGCCTTGACCTGGGCGCTCTGCGCCTGGGCCTGATGCACGGTGGAGTAGATCGAGAGGCCGGTTCCCACCAGCCCCGCCACGGGTGCGAGCTGCGACATCAGTCGGTGGTCCTCGTGTTGGTCGTGACGGACAGCAGCGTGAAGGGCAGGGGCTCGTCGGACTCGATGCGCCAGAGCGGTCGCAGCGCGTCCTTGCGCCAGCCCAGCGCGCGCAGCGTGACATCGCCGGTGAAGGCGGGCGGCGGCGCGTCCAGCAGCGCCGTGTCCAGCCGGCGCAGCGGCACCGGCTGCGCGCCGCGCCCGAGATCCACCGCCAGCGCCTTGCTTTCCAGCAGGCGGAAGGTGACGCTCACCAGCCGCTGCGGCGCGCCGGCGATGCCGGGCGCATTCAGCGCCTCCACCGGCATGGGCACCAGCAGATGGGTGAAGGGCAGGCCCATCTCCACCGTCCCGGCCGCCTCGGCCAGGGTGACGGCGCCGCGCAGCACCGTGAAGCGCCCGGCCGGCGCGCCGGAGGCGACCGCGCTGACGGCGCGGCCTTCCAGATGCTCCAGCCCGCTCCACACGGTCCGCGCCGTGTCGCTCGTGCCGGTCAGCGCCGCGTCGGTGCAGAGCGCGTCGTCGAAGCGCTCCAGCCGCAGCGTGCCGCCGCGCTCCACCGCGAACCAGACCGCGCCCTCCAGCTCGGCGACGGCGCGGAAGGCGCCGTCGGTCTCCTGCCGGGTCCAGGCGGTGATCTCCTCGGCGCGGTACAGCGTCAGCGTCGCCAAGCTGCCGTCGCCCATCACCACATGGAACAGCCGCCGCCGCTGGTCATAGGCGGTGTCCACCGGGTCCTGGACCAGATGGTGCGCCGTCAGCGCCAGATCCCCGGCCTGATACGCATCCTCCACGGTGGTATAGGCGAACTCGTAGATCGCGGTGCCGGAGCGCCCGGCGAAGAGCGTGCTGCCGTCCACGTCGATCGGCGGGATCATCCGCCAGGTGATGGAGCCCACCCGTGTCTGCCGCAGGATCTGGATCGAGCCCGGGGTGAGGGGCGAGCCCGTCACCATCCACTCGCCGCCCGAGGTGAAGACCTGCAGGTGCCGCCCCGAGAAGACGGCGCGGATCGCGTTCACCTGGTCGGACAGCAGGCCGAACTCGATCGCCTCGTCGTCCAGCCCGGTGCCCAGGTCGAAATTGCCCAGGTCGCCGGACTGCGACATCCAGAGCCGGTTGGGCAGGTCGCGCGACCCGCCCAGCACCAGCCGGTCCTGGTGGAAGCAGGCGGAGACCGGCCAGCCATGCGCGCCGAAGGCAGATTCGTCCCAGTCCGCCGTGGCGTCGGTGGCGGTCAGCCGATCCTCGACATCGGCCACCACATGCCGCGCATCCGTCACCGAGCGGATGCGGACCCGCTGCCCCGCGATGCGGAGCTGCTTGCCCAGATGCGCCGCCACGAAGAGGTCCGCACTGGCGGCGACCGTCACCTGCCCCTCCAGCGCGCTTGCCTGCAACGTCACCGCCTCCGGCGCGAAGCGGTGATAGGGCATCCAGGTGAAGTTGAACTCTGCCACGGTCCACTCGGTGTGGCTGCTGCGGGTGATGCGCTGCACCGGCATCTCCGGATGCAGCAGCAGCAGCGTGTCCGCGCTTTGCGTCCAGGCGAGCTGCGGCAGCATGGCGGCGGTCCAGGGGCCGCTGACGGAAGCCACCTGCTCGTCTCCCAGGAAGACCAGCATCCGCCCGTCCAGGAAAACCAGCAGGTAGGTCTGCTCCGTGTTGAACTCGAAGCCCACCAGCCGCGCCGGGCCCGGCAGCATGGCCACATGGCGCAGACCTGGCCGGCGGGTTACCCCGCCGGTCGGTTGCAGGATCAGGTTGCGGAGCATGCGGGCCCCGTTGTCGAAGGCCCGCGTGTCGCCGCGCCCCAGCATCTCGGGCGCGAGCTCGCCCGCGGTGAAGGAGGTCTTGGCGCGTCTGCTGTCCGGCATGGCTCAGCCCCGCACGCTGATCAGGGGGAAGTCCTCGATCGCCCGCGGCGTTGCCTGCTGGCTGTCGGCCAGCCGGGCATCGCGGAAGTCGCTCCCCGCGAGACGCTGCAACAGCTCGGCGCGGGATGTGCTTTCCGTCAGCGGGATGCAGAATTCCGCCGCAAGGCGCGACACCAGGGCTTGGGCGAAATGCGGTGGGAAGAGCGCCTCCTCCGGCCTGAAGATATAGGTCAGCGTCACGCTCGGCGCGTCGGCGTGCAGGCGGCGCTCCATCAGCCGGTATTCCAGCCCGCGCCCGCGCCGGCCGCTGCCGGCGGAGAGCACGCGCAGGCAGCGCGGCGGTAGCTGGAAAGCATGGGCCATGTCCGCGACCGGCACGTCCAGCAGCCGGGGCAGTACCATCTGCCCGGTGGCGAAGGACCAGGGATGGGCCGCGAGCAGCGCGTCGCGCGCCGCCGGGTAGAGGCTGGCGGCGACTTCTGCCTCGGCCGTGCCTTCCTCGAAGGAGGCGATCGGCTGTGCCCCGATGCGGAGCAGGGCGCGCGAGCAGAGAACGAGGGCGGAAAGCGCCATCGACGGAATTCCTGAGAAGGGGAGAGTGGGGTGGGATGGACCGGACGGACCCTTTCTGGGGTGCGGTCGGCGGAACATTCCGGCTTCCATTTCATCACGAATCGCTGATCCGTGATGCATCCTGTGCAACCTCAGGTGGTGCAGGGCCCGCGGGTCCATCTGCCGGGCGGGGGCCTGGAGGCGCCGTCCCGACACCGGCACGCGGCGGTCGGGCCGGGAGAAGGTCCGCATACGGTCCTTTCCATATCCGGCGTTGGCCACCGCTCCCGCGACGAGCCTCAGCCCGCCCCGCGCCTCGGTCCGGGCCGGCGGGAGGAGCCGGCCCGGACCGAAGCCCTCACTCCGCCGCGCGCATCCGCACCACGCCGGTGGGGTCGATCAGCACGGCGCCCTGGCTCATCATGTTGTTGACGAAATGCGCCGCGCGATCGCCGTGCCAAGTGATGTCGGTGGTGACCTCCTGCGCCACCGCATGGCCGACCGAGGTGCGGTGGTAGAAGAAGCAGTTGCGCACCGCCCCATCCAGCGTCAGCCCGGAATGCGGCAGCCAGGTCGCGCCCAGCCACTTCTTCGCCTGGGTGCCCTTCCAGGGCAGGTCGGCATCGCCGATGTAGTTCGAATTGGCGAATTCCTCGATCTGCAGCAGCTGCGACCACTGCTTCCAGCCGACCACGGCATAGCGCTGGCCGTCATCGGGGACATCCGCCGCGCCCAGCATCTCGAAGGCGCGCAGCACCTTGGCGAGGGTCAGCCCGTCCGTGTCCGTCAGCCCCGTCCCGGTGCCGGAGGCGGTCTGCGTCGCCGTGTCGAGGGCGGCGATGATCAGCTCGTCCGTCTTGCGGCCGAGCGCATAGGCGCCGGCATGCGCCACCACCGTCTGCTCGTCGAAGGAGAGCTTGACCTCGTCCAGCCGGTCGATCCACTCGCCGGCATAGTAGTCCTGCAGGAAGCATTCGACCGTGGCATGGTCGAGATTCATCAGCGGCACCTGCCCGGCGCGGGACTTGGCCGCGGCCGTGCCCTTGCCGACGCGGGGGAAGACCGTGGAGGCACCGCGCACCCCGGTCTTGGAGCGCACGGTCGGGCGCAGTTTGCTGCCCTGGCGCTGATAGGCCTCGTGCACCTCGGCCTCGAACTGCTTCACGAAAGCGGCGTCGATCTGACCCACGCATCTTCTCCATCGGGGAAGGTTGAGAGGAAACGCCGAAAGCCCGGTTCCCCCCTGCTGGGGGCCGGGCCCTGCGGCTCAGACGACAGACGCCCGGCGCCGCACCCGCCCCAGGAGTGATCCTGGGGCGCGGTGCGGGCCGGGTTGGGCCTGCCGGAAAAGGGCTGGAAAGAGGACAGGGGCGGGCGGCGCCGAGGGGGATAGTGGCGTCACCCGCCCCTGTGGTGCCGGGCCATCCCTTTGGGGGGAGGGGATGGTTCCGGCGCAGCGAGGTTTCCGGCCTTCCCGAGGGGGGAAGTGGAGGAAGGACCGGGATCGGCCTCGCTGCAGTGGGTCAACCGGCTAACGCGACTCCATCACGCCGGTTGGCCTCTTGTCAGCATTTCTCTGCATCAACCGCCCGTGAGGCGGCGGAAGCCCTCGGTGACGCGGCGCACGAACTCCGGCTCGCGGGACCGCCAGTAGCGCGGATCACGCATCATCCGGCGCAGTCCCGCCTCGTCCATCCCCGCCGGCTCCTCGGCGGAACGGGCCATGGCCGGCTCCCCCTTCCGCATCATGGCGTGCAGGGCCTTCACCCCCTCTGCCGTGGTGGACAGGGCGGCGAAGACCTCCGCCGGCAGGTTCGCGCGGCCCCAGGTGGAGATCTGGCGCGAAAGCTGCGCGAAACGCTCCTCGCCGCCGAACTCCTCGCGCAGCCGGTCGAGCTGGCGCTGCGCCTCGTACTGCGCCGCCGCCTCCGCGATCACCGGCAGCAGCTTCTCCGCCGCCAGGTCATAGACGAGCTGCGCCTGGTCCTGGGTGAAGCCCGCCGCGTGAAGCCGCGTGTTCACCTCCGGGTCGGAGCAGCACAACGTGTGCCGCTCGGCGATCCGGTAGCCGTCGGGCGCTTCCGGCGCGCCCAGCAGCCGGGCGAAGCGCCGGTGCTCGTCCTCCGGCGCCTCCGGACCCGGGCGCGCCAGCCGCTGCGACAGCTTCCGCTCCAGTTCGCGATAGGATTTCAGCAGGCCGTCCAGACGGACCCGCCCGGCCTCCGCATCCCAGAACTTCTCGGGCACCTCGGGCGGCCGGGCGGTGCCGCCGGGCGCCTCCCCAGGAACCGCCGCCGCATCCGGCGCATCGGCCTCCCCGCCCGGCACCAGGGCCGCATCCAGCAGGCTGTCGGTCATGCGTATGGTCACTCCTCGATGGCGGCCCTGACGGGGCCGAGGGCGGCATCCGGATCGGAACCCGGATGCGATGACGGCTGTGGCGCGGCCACGGCGCCGGCCGCGGTGGTCAGGATCCCGGCCGGCGCGGCGAGGATCTTCGCCAGGTGCCGGGCGGCGGCAGGGCGGTCCACCTGGGCCGTCGCCTCCGGACCCAGCGCCGCGACGGCTTGCAAGAAGAGCAGCATGTTCGCCGCGTCCGAACGGCCCTGGAGCCGCGCCAGCGGGGACTGGTAGCTCAGGCTCGCCTCGTGCCCGTCCAGCAGGATCGGCGGCACCTCGCCGCGCCGCCGGAGGATAGACAGGCAGCGGGCGATCAGCGGCGTCAGCAGCTCCGCCTGGAGGCGCCCATAGGTGGCGCCGAGCAGCCGCGCCGCCTGGGCGGAGCGTTCCAGCACTTCGGTGGCCGTCATCCGGGCGTCCTGCGGCGGCCCCAGCCGGTCCGCCAGCAGCGCCGAGCGGATGCGCCCCCGCATGTCCGAGAGCACGAGTTGCGACACGTCGAAATTCCCCGGCGCCGCCAACGGCGTCAGGCCGGAGGAGCCCGGCGCCTTGGGGATGATCGCCCCCGGCACCAGCCGCACCGTCGCCGGGTTCAGCACCCCGTCGTCATCCGCCTGCCAGATGCCGGTGGCCGCGATGGAGGCGTTCTTCAGCACCAGCTCCACCACCTTGTTGGCGGTGCGGATATCCGGCAGCGCCCGCATCACCGGCCCGCGGCCATAGCTCTCGCCCGGCGCCTTCATCCAGCGGAAGGCGATGAAGGGGCTACGGGCGAAGCGGCCGGTCGCCAGCATCCGCGCCTGTCCGTCCAGGCCGTCCAGCACCGCGGCGAAGCCATAGCCCGCGCCGTCCGGCCAGACCGCCTCGACGACCCGCAGCCTGCCGTCCGGCTCTCCGGCTCCCGCAGGCGGCAGGCTCGCGCCCGGCCAGCGCACGGCGATCGCGGACCGGTCCAGCCGTGCGGCGCGATAGACCGTTTCCAGCCGGCCGGAGGGTCCTTCCTCCAGCACGCATTCGCGCAGCGGCACCGCCTGAAAGCGCAGCGCCGAGGCCTCGCCGGGCGCCGCCTCCTCCACCAGCAGCACGCCGGTCCCGGCCACCACCAGATCGAGGAAGGCCTGATGCATCTCCAGTGCGAAGGAGGAGCGGTCCAGATGCCCCTGCAGCGTGTCGGCGGCCTGCTCCAACGCCTCCGTGGCAGCCTGGACCCCGGCGGCGGGATCGTCCTGCCCGGTCAGCGCCCGGCCCGGCGTCAGGCCGAACCAGCGTGACCAGGGCGGCGTCAGCTCGGCCAGGAGCGAGGCTGCCAGCTGCTCCACCGCATCCGCCGCGGTACCGTCGAACAGCGCCGGGCCGCCTGTGCCCGGCACCGTGGCCAGCACATGCTCATAGCATTCGCGCCAGACCCCTTCCCAGGGGCGGCGGGCTTCCAGGGCGCGGGCGTGGCGCTGGAGGATCTCCTCGGGCTTCATCCCCTCACTCCCCCAGCAGCGTCTTGCGCGCCGCCGCCGGCAGCGCGGGCAGGGGGGACAGCACACCCCGGTCCGAGGTGGCGACGGTGCCCGCCAGTCCGCGCCGGCGCCGCGCGGCATCGTCCTGCCGCGCATCGGCGGCGGCGGCATTGGCGGCGCCCGCCGAGGCATCGGCCGCGGCCTGTTGTGGAAGGGCAGGGGTGGCGACCACCACCGGCTTCGGTACGCTGAAGAGGCCACCCATGCGTTCGCGCTCTCCTGAAAGATCCCGCCAGGACGAAAAAAGGCCCGCGCCGGGCTGCGGCGCGGGCCTTTGGGCCTTGGGTTCGGGAAGAAATTCCTTTGGGCGCAAGTCGCCCGTTGATGACGTGTTGTTTACAGGCGATCAGAGGCGGAAGTCAAGAATATTTTCCCATCAACAAGAAAATTTTTCTGCAACCCAAGGTAGAGTCTATAAGGAGTCAGTGCGAAGGGCGCGTGCGGTCCCAGCAGGGCCCTGCAAAGCGAGACGCAGGAAAGGGGCGAGAGCCATGGCAGACCGGGAGCCGGATCGGCAGGCGAGAAGGGACCCAGGACGTGGCAGCCCGCGCGCCGCCAGAAGCCCGGCAGGTCGAAATCTCTGCCGACCTCCAGCCGTGTCACCAGCAGCCGGCCCGAGAGTGGGTCGAGCACCGTCCACCCGTTCCTGTCGCGCAGCGCCGCGAAGCAATGCCGGAAGCCGGGCCGCAGCAGCCGCAGCCAGGCCTGGTCCGCCCGGCCGCCGAAACCCAGCCAGAGCTCCTGCTCTCCGCCGGCACGGCGATGCGAGAGCCGCCCTGGCCCGGACCCGAGGATCATCCCAGGCGATCCTCCCCGGGATCTTTCCTGGTCCCCTCCGGGGTTTTCCCCCGGAGGTCGCCGCGGACCTGTTCCGTAGGGTTCGGTCCGCATGCGCGTCAGGTCCGGGAAAGGCCGTCCAACTGCACCACCTCGGCACCGCCTCCCGGCCCGCCTGCCTCACCCGCCACGATGCCCTTGACCCGCAGCGGCCATTCCAGCCGCTCCAGCGCTTCCCGCCACAGGCGATGGTCGTGCTTCTCGCGCACGGAACTCGGGTCCGGCGCCTCCCCCCGCTCCCCCCAGATCCGGAGGATCCTCGCATGCGTCAGGTCGATGCGCCGCTGGCGATAGAGCCTGTCCAGGCACTTCACCACGTCGTCTGGCTCACAAGGACGCTGCACCTGTCCCCGCCCGGCGACGATGCGCGCGCCGTCGCGACGGGCGATCAGGGCAGACATGGTCCAGAACCAGGCCTCCTCGGCATGGCGGAAGGGTTCGGTCCTCGGGATCGCCAGACGCTTGTGCGGGATGCGATTTCTGTAAGCGGCGGTGGTCAT